AAGAAATAGAAATAGACCAGAAAGAACTCTATTAGATAAAGTTGTTGAAAGAGTTTGGAAACAAGTTATGGATGCAGTAAAAACCTACAAATCTATGTTCGGTAGTAATTTTGTAGAGGTTTCCACGGAAGGACCAAAAACAGACTCATTACCGCCAGGAGTACAATCTGGTATGAGTAGATTTTTAAATAAACCCCCAAAAAACAAAATAGCTACTAAATGGCTAAAACATGCAAGGGAATTATTATAATGAAAAAAGCTATAGATGAATCTAAAGTTCAAAGAATGAGAAATTTGGTTTCTGGAGATTATACTTCAAAAACTAAAATAAGAAGTGGTTATACTAAAAAAAGAATAGTTCGTAAAGAGGGCGATATTTGGGAAGAGAATAAAAAAAGTTGGACAATAAAGAATGGTATTAAACAAACAATCAATAAATTAGATGATGTAAGACTTAAAAATTTAACACCACTATGTTGCCCAAAGTGCAATAAGAGAATGAAGAAAGAGTATGATAAGTTTGCTTATTCTCACTTCACTTTCTGTATGGATTGCCTTGTAACTTTTGAAACTAGAATAAAGATAAAGGGTAGAGATTCTTGGTTTAAATATAAAAGGTCTGTACAAGATGCAAATTTTACTTCTTGGTTAAAAGAGGTAAAAGCTGAATATGAAGACTTCTTAGATAGTAGAAATTCTAAAACTTTAATATCTGAAGCTGGTGATATAGAAGACTGGAATACTGGTCAATCTAACAAAGAATTAAAAGAAAAGTTTAATAGCGAAATTAAAAAAGTAATGGAAAGGCGAAATGAAAATAACTAAAGAACAAGTTACCAAAATTTTGCGTGAAGAGTTGCTAAGGATTAAAGAAGCTTCAATAACAAAAGATTTTCAGAAAGCTATAGAAGCTTACCAAGAGGTCCAATTGAAACAGCAAAAATTACGTAAAGCCTTTGTTGCAGAGAAAAACCCAAAGAAGAAAGAATCTCTTAAAGCTTCATTGATAAAAATGCATAAGGTTGTTCAAAAAGCTGAATCAGAATTTCAAAGAGTTCTAAGAGACGAACCGATAGATTTAGAGGAAAGGTTAAACTTTTATTTCGATAAAAAAGAAAATAAAATAATGAGAATAAATAAGAAGGAGAAAAAGTTATGAGTATATTAACAAGCCTATTTTCAGGTGGAGCAGCTGACTTAGTTAAAGGTGTTGGTGGAGTTATAGATAATTTGCATACATCTAAAGAAGAGAAATTAGCAGCCGACCAAAAAATCAAAGAACTTATTTCAAGTTATGAAACACAAATGGAAGCAAACATTACTGATAGATGGAAGGCTGATATGAATTCCGATTCATGGTTATCCAAAAATGTACGACCTTTAGTTCTTATATTTTTAGTCGTATGTACAGTACTAATGATATTCATTGATGCAGGAACAATTTCATTTACAGTAGAAGAAAAATGGACCGACCTATTACAATTAGTGTTAATAACAGTTATTGGTGCATACTTTGGCGGTCGTTCATTCGAAAAAAGCAAAAAATAATTATGGTAAAAAATAACTTGAAACAAATCATAGCCTCGGAGTATCAAAGATGTGCTACTGATCCTATGTATTTCATGAGGAAGTATGGTTATATTCAACACCCAACTAGAGGTAAAATTTTATTTGATTTGTACCAGTTCCAGGAAAGGTCTTTAGAAGAAATAACAAAAAATGATTATACTATTATTCTTAAATCTAGACAATTGGGTATATCAACTTTAACTGCTGGGTACGCTTTATGGTGTATGATATTCAATGAAGATTTTAATGTATTAGTAATTGCAACAAAACAAGATGTTGCAAAAAATTTAGTTACTAAAGTTAGAGTAATGCACCAACACTTACCAACCTGGTTAAAGAGTACAGTAATAGAAGATAATAAATTATCATTGAGATTAACTAATGGTTCACAAATAAAAGCAATATCTGCCTCAGGAGATGCAGGTAGATCAGAAGCTCTATCTTTACTAGTAATGGATGAAGCAGCATTTATTGATAGAATAGACGATATCTGGGCATCATCTCAACAAACATTAGCAACTGGTGGTAAATGCATAGCACTATCAACACCAAATGGTATGGGTAACTGGTTTCATAAACAATGGGTTAAAGCAGAAGCCGGAGAGAATAAGTTTAATACAATAAGGTTGCATTGGACAGTACACCCTGAAAGAGATCAAGAGTGGAGAATTGAACAGAATAGTTTATTAGGCGATAAAATGGCAGCACAAGAATGTGACTGTGATTTCTTATCTTCTGGTAAATCAGTAATATCAGGAGAATTACTACAATGGTATAAAGAGTCTTTATGCAAAGATCCAATTGAGCAGAGAGGTCAAAATGGTGAATTTTGGATTTGGGAATACCCAGATTATTCTAGAGACTATATGGTAGTAGCAGATGTTGCACGAGGCGATGGAGGAGATTATTCAACTTTCCAAGTAATAGATGTTGAATCTGTTACACAAGTTGCAGAATATAAAGGTCAACCTGGTACAAAAGAATTTGGTAATATGTTAGTAAATATAGCAACAGAATATAATGAATCATTATTAGTTATAGAGAATGCAAATGTTGGTTGGGCTGCCTTACAACCTGCAATTGATAGAGGTTATCGTAATCTTTATTATACTTATAAGCATGAAGGAGTCACTGATCCTGTAACACAACTAACAAAAGGTTATGATATGAAAGATAGATCTCAAATGACTCCTGGGTTTACAACGTCGTCTAGAACAAGACCCCTTTTGGTATCCAAACTTGATATTTATTTTAGAGAGAAGTCCTGTATTGTTAAGTCGAAGCGACTGATAGATGAGTTACTAGTTTTCGTTTGGAATGGCAATAGGCCAGAAGCTCAAAGGGGTTATAATGACGACCTTGTAATGGCTTTTGCAATTTCTTTATTTGTTAGAGATCATGCATTAAAACTAAGAAATGAAGGGATTGAGTTAAACAAATTGGCCTTAGACAATTTTAATAAAACTAAGGGTATATATAATAACGCTCCTCAACAAGATGGTTGGACTATGAAAACCAATCAGGGCGATGAGGACTTAACTTGGCTTTTATAGAGGGTTTAGAATAAAATGGAAAACAATACATTTTTCAACAGATTAAAAGGGTTATTTTCAACTAATACCATTGTCAGAAGACTTGGTAGAAATAAATTAAAGGTTATAGATGTAAATAAAACCCAAGCTAGAGAAAGACTTAGCACAAACAGATTAATAGATAGATTTAGCAAACTGCATTCAACTATGGGAGCGGTAAATCCTGCTAATGATCCAAACTTTCATACTTTAAAATTGCAATTATATGGCGATTATGAAGTCATGGATGAAGATTCAATAATAGCATCAGCACTTGATATCTATGCAGATGAATCTACTTTAAGAGATGAGTACGGCGATGTTCTTACTATCACTAGTAAAAATGACGAAATCAAAAAACTATTACATAACTTATTTTATGATGTTATAAATATAGAATTCAATTTATGGCCATGGGTTAGAAATATGTGTAAATATGGAGATTTCTATTTAAAACTAGATATTGCAGAAAAGATAGGTATTATAGGAGTTATGCCAATATCTAGTTATGAAATGTATAGACACGAGGCATTCGACCCGGCTAACCCCGAACTAGTACAATTTATACAAGACGCTTCTATGGGAGGTCACTCTGGATACAATTCTAAAGTGTCCAAAGTAGAATATGATAATTATGAAATAGCCCACTTCAGATTATTATCAGATACAAACTTTTTACCTTATGGTAAATCTATGATAGAACCATCAAGGAAATGCTGGAAACAATTAACTTTAATGGAAGATGCAATGATGATTCACAGAATTATGAGAGCACCTGAAAAGAGGATATTCAAAGTAGATATAGGTAATATCCCGCCAGCAGAAGTAGACACTTATATGCAAAGAGTAATTAACAAGTCTAAGAAAACTCCTTACATAGATACAGTTACTGGTCAATACGATTTAAAATATAACATGAACAATATGATGGAAGACTTTTACTTACCAGTAAGAGGGGGGCAATCCGGTACAGAGATTGATACGCTTGGTGGTATGGACTGGACAGGTATCGAGGATGTAAATTACTTAAAAGAAAGAATGTTTGCCGCATTAAAAATTCCAAAAGCATTTATTGGTTATGAAGAAGGCGTAGAGGGTAAAGCAACTCTAGCAGCACAAGACGTTAGGTTTGCAAGAACAATCGAAAGAATACAAAGAATACTAGTTTCAGAATTAACTAAGATAGCTATTGTTCATTTATATTCTCAGGGTTATAATGATTCAGATTTAGCTGACTTTTCTTTAGAGCTAACAAATCCTTCTACTATCTATCAACAAGAACAGATAGAATTATGGAATAGTAAAATATCATTAGCAAGAGAAATTAAAGAAACCCAAATACTTTCGGAGGATTGGGTATATAAAAATCTATTTGAACTATCAGACGATGATATAGAGCAAGAAAAACTACAAGTAATAAAAGACGCTAAAGAAAGATTTAGAAAAATGCAACTTGAACAAGAAGGTAATGACCCTGTTAAATCTGGAGAAGCTCTTGGAACGCCACATACATTAGCAGTAGTAGATCCTGAAAAAGATGAAATGGAAACACCTTCAGCATTTGATTCCAATGGAAATGTTGGAAGACCCGATGAAGGACCAAAACCAGGCCAACAAAGTTCAGCAAGGGGAAGAGATCCCTTGGGTACAGAGATTAGAAATAGAGAATCTAAGTTAAGTAATTCGATTAGAAAGTCTAGATCAAACCCTCTTACAAGGGAATCTAATATAGCAATTGCAAAGAAGCTTATTATTAAAAGTAAAAACGCTTCCATATTAAATGAAAACAGCTTATTAGATGATAATATTTAATAGTATAATGATATTTATAATAAATTAGGCATATATAATGAAAAGGAAAAATACAAAGCATTCTAAATTCAAAAATACTGGAGTATTATTTGAATTATTAGTTAGGCAAATAACTAGTGATACACTAAACAGTGTTAAGAAGTCTCCTGCTATAAAAATACTTGAAAGATATTTTAGTTCAAATACCAATATAAGAAAAGAAATTCAGATGTTTCATACATTACAAAATCAGAAATTCAATTCTAATGAAAAAGCAAATAGATTTATAGATGCTGTAATAAGAGAGTATGCAAAAATAGACAGATCTGGGTTAAGGAGCGAAAAGTATAATTTAATAAAAGAAATAAAAAAGCATTATAACTTGGGATCCTTCTTTAAAACAAAGATTTCTAATTATAAGATGAATGCATCTATTGCTAAAACTCTAGATAGTTCTTATTCAAACCCAGCAGATAAAATTAGGTCAAGATATACTGTCATAGAAGGTATAACTAGTAAGCATTCTAATAACAAGAAGCCAAAATCAGAAGTATTAAAAGAATTTACAACTGCCGATAAAGATTTAAGACTTTTATCTTATAAAATACTATTGGAGAAGTTCAACTCTAAGTATGGAGAACTAGGATCACCCCAAAAGAGATTGTTAAAAGAGTATATAAATAACGTTTCAAACACAGAGAAACTAAAAGAATATACAGATGGAGAAGTATTAAAGATATCAAAATCTTTATCTAGGCTTAGTTCTAAAGTTAAAGATAAAATAGTTAAGATCAAACTTGAAGAAGTAAAATCTCAATTATTAAATATTCACGGAGAAAAGAAGGTAAAAGATTTACACCTGGTTTCTCTTTTACGTTCATACGACTTAATAAAGGAGTTAAGGAATGTCTCTAAATAAAACTTTAGATGAATTAGCAAAGAAGCTAGAGGACCATGATTTAGAAGAGGCTAATAATACTGCTGATGGCGGTGGTGAATATGATACTCCAAATGCATTTAGTAAAAGTGATGATGAAGATGAAAATGATAATGCTGAAGTAGTTGGGTACAAAAAAGCAAAGGGTATAAAAAAAGAATCTAAATTTATGACTCTTGCAAAAAATACGTTATTATCTGAAATTTCATATAAAGATTATAAGAACGACGAATCCTCAACATCAAAGCAAAAAGTCAATAGAGCTATAAGAGAAATAAATAGCAAATTGTATAAAATAGAAAGCATTATCAATCAAAATATAAAATTAAAATCTGAATCGGGAGTAGATTCAACCAAGTATTGGAAGTCTACTAGAAGTAACCTCCAAAAGATTTCGGAAAAAATGCAACGAATATCGGAAAGGTTAAGAAGATTTTAATGAAAGCAAAAAAGAAAAAGGTAGTGCTAAAGGAAAAACTTGAATCTCAGGATTTAGAAAGGATTAGAAAGATCATCCGTTCTGAAATTGCTGAGCT